ACATCTGACCAAGTATCTGATATTAATTTAAATATTTCTTCTTTGGTAACTCCATATTCATGTAATTTATGAGCATTTAATCTAAGATATGTTACGAATCTACCAGGTACTTGATACCAATAAACCCTCATAGCTTTATAGTTATTCTTTTGTGGATCACCCTCAGGTCTTTCCGCATCTGTTAATAATCTATGAAATAAATTCATACCATTTGGAGTAGATGTTATAATAATCTTTGAATTTTGAACGGCAGATGTTACCGGAAACGCAGCCGTATAGTAAGGTTCAATGATATTTGATGGAATATGTGCAAACTCATCTAAATAAAGTACGTCAATTGTAAAACCGATGGCTGGTGTCTTTGTTCTAGCTGATGTTTTTATCCTGCATCCATTATCGAATGTTAAAGACTTCTGATTCCAAATTTTTATACCAGGTTTTAGAAAGAATGGTAGAAGTGAGTATATAGATTTTATCTTATCTACTATCTCAACTGAGGTATCTCCTTTATTTGCAACAATCATTATATTCTTATCATTATTAAATAGAATAGAGTGTAGCATAAATATGGACGCTGATATAGTTTTACCTACTTGTCTACTAGCCATTAAGATATTAAATCTACTATTAACTAAATTATCAAGTATTTCTTTTTGATAATCTCTTAAAGTTATATGACCTATGCTTCCATCTTCTCTTTTAGTTTTACAGTATTTTTCGGTAAAATAATGAACATCTAGTGCACACTTAACATACTCTGATTGTTCATCTGATGTCATTTTAAATGCTATACCTGACCTTTTTAGACCAACTTCGCTCTTTAGCCATGGATTCTCATACCTTTTTAGTGAGACTCCATCATTTATTCTATCAGTTGCTTCATCAACCAACTTGGTTGTGAATACCATTTGTCTTTCTTTTTGCTCAACAGCCATTTAAGGAACTATTTCTTTTTAATATATATTGTAAAAAACCGCGGTTCTATGTCAAAAACAGAAAATGAAAGAAATAGACTACATGATGAGTTTGATCAGATTCAGTCCGAAAATGGTGAGTTCGATATATCTAAACACCTTGCTAAGCCTGAGGATTTGCCAGATTTAGGAGAGATAGAAATATATGATTATGATTCAGATATGACAGTTGCTGCTCAGCAATCTATGCAGGTATTGGAATCACTAGTAGATTTATATTTAAGTGATGTTCCTCAATTAAAAGAACATTCATATATTAAAACAAAAATGAGAGAAGATGCCTTAGTTTATGCTGAGTCTATATTCTTGTCTAAAATGACTCGTAAGAACTTTCTTTCACAATTAAGACAGATTGATAATGGTGATAACTCAGCTAGAATGCATGAAGTTGTTAATCAGACTATTGGTCAAATTAGAGAAAACTCTAAGTTTTCATCAACTCAAAGAACTGAACTTGAAAAATTTTATAAAGGCTTAAGAAAAGATTTAGGTCTTAATGATATTGAAAGTCCAGATGTTCAAAGAGCTCAAACCGAAAATAAAGAAAATACACCAGATGATGATTTAGGTGATGTTATGGATAACAGGAAACTTAATGATTTAATTAAGGCTGCTATGAATAAAGACAAAAAAGATTAATTTATATTTTAATATATAATAAAAATCATATTAACAAAATGAAACACTTAAAGAGATTTAATGAAGACATATTAGATAGTAAGGGATATGGTGAAATAAGAGGTCACGGTTTATCTGGTCAGTTTGGAAAACTATTAGCTGGTATATCAAAAGGAGTTTCTAGCTTAAAAAATAAAATAGGTAAAACAGGAAATGATGAGGATTTAGCAGTTATTGTATTAAACTATTTAAATGCTCAATCTAAAGCTTATAGTGGAACTACAGATTTTTCAAAATCAATGGTTCAAAAACCTATAGAAAGTAATTATGTTATTTTTGGTAAAATATTTCCAGCAGATGCTAACACAGAATATAGAGTGGATATAATACAAGCGTCTATTCAAAAAATGGATTACAGAATTATTATTAGTAAGATAATTAATAAAGGTAGTGGATCTGATTTTATTGGACTAAGAAGATCTAAGTCAAGTCAAGGTCTAAAACTTCCAGTTTTAAAAACTCCAGATCCGGGAGATGATGAGAAAATGACACAATTAGATTGTTCTCAACAAGTTGGTAAGAAAATATTTGATAAGGCTAAGGAGATTTATGACCTAGTAAATAAAAACACTAAAGGAGACGCTAGAGGAGGTTTGAATACTAATACTAAAGGTAGAGGTAAGTTTAGAAGCTGGACTTGGTAAAAATATAAAAAAAGAGAAGTAAAAACTTCTCTTTTTTATTTTGCTCTTTTTTCAAGAAATTCTACTTCTTTTTCTGTTAAGGAATTGAATCCAGATGCGTTAATTTTATCAAGAATTGAATCAATATTAAAATCAGTAACTTCATCAAAAATTTCATTTTCATCCTTATCCATTGGTGATATATCACCAGGTTGAATAGATTCCATATTAGTTAAAAAAGAAAGATATTCAACTGAGAATTTTTGACCTTCATTATCTTGGTATGCGAACCAAACAAGATTTTTTCTATTAAACCAAATTTTAGTCATTGGTCCAACTGAGAAGTGGCCAAGTTTTCCTAACCATAGGTTGGGTGCGTTAAACTCATCTGGATTGAAGTCTAACTTCATATCAATTATAAATTTAGATAATTGGCCTTCTGAAGAAAATTGAGTTAAGTCAATCATAAAACAATCGTGTGGGTTATAGGTCATAATATTTATTTTTAGTAGTGGTTTAATTATATACAAATATACTAACTTTTTTCATTAAAACCAAATTTATTTTAATATTTTTAGTTTATATATTGTAATATGTAAATATAATGAATATTTGTAGAATAAAAAAATAATATATACAAAAAAGTTATTATTTCTTTATGAATAAATCAAATAGAATAGACAAGTTAAATTTACACAGTGGTATTGTTCCTTATAAACAATCTAATATAATTATAAATGAAGAAGCTTTAACTAATACTACTCTTTGGGGAGATTCTTTGCTTGGTAGATTAATAAACTCTGGTGTTAGAAAAGCCAAAATTGGATACAATCAAACAAAAGTTGCAAACTTATTAGAAGCATTTAAAAGAGAATTAGATGGTATTATATCAGCTTCTCTTTCAAGAGATACTAAAAAAGAATATAATACACTATTAATTAAATCCTTATTTGATGAAATTCAAAAAACATGTACTGATGATATTGAAGATGAAAAGAAATTAGATAACCTACTTGGTGGTCACTTAGATCTATGGGATCCAGCTAAACAAGACGGTGGAATGTGGAAAAATATTATTAATAGTGGTTTATTATTTGAAGTCTATAACACAATAGATAAAGACATGGATGAAGAGGACTTAAAAAAGGCTAATGTGTCTAAGGATGCTTTACTTGATAATATTTCTATTTTTATTGATAATTTAAGAAAAATGACTGTTGATTCTACTACCTCAACCTCAAATGTTCAAACAAGATCTAATTTTAGAGTTAATTTTGGAAATTTAGTTAACTCCTTATCTAGAGTTAATGCTAGTTATGAGTTTTTATTTGATGTTGACTTTATAAATGAAGATGTGATTAGATTTGATGAATTTATTTTTGAAGAAGCTCCTAAAACAGATAAACTTGTTGAACCAGTTAAAGGTGGAGCACCTGTTAAGCCAGTTAAAGGTGGAGCACCTGTTAAGCCAGTTAAAGGTGGGGCACCTGCTGAACCAGTTAAAGTTGAAGAACCTAAAAAGGAAGATAAACCATCCTCTAAACCAGGAGTAGGGTCTTTAATACCAGGTAATGAATATTCATATACCAATAAAAAGGGAGAAAAGAAGCAAGTTAAAGTTATTTCTCTAACTCATCAAGTTACAAGTGGTGGTGATAAAACTTGGTTAACTAAAGATGATACTAAGAAAGACACTCTTGGAAAAGGTGAGGTCTCTGTTATTTTTAAAGATGAAAAGGGAGCTTTCTCTTCTGGATCCCCACAAATGTCAGTTCCTATTAGTAGTATATCTACAAATGTGAGTCAATCTACTTCTGCTGATCCAGCTGGTGCTACTACCAGAGATAGAATTTTAAAATTAATAAAATTGGCTAAGGATTGTAAGGATAAAGAATTTGATAGTCCAGAAAATGCTATAGCCGATAAATCAGGATTAGCTTTTATTAAGCAAGCTTCATGTTTGACATCTGATGATATATCTTATTTATTTACTAAAAGTAAAGGAATAAAAGCAGAAGTTGATGGTGATGAGCTTCCTATTAGTCAAGCTTTGGATACTGTTATTTCTGAACCGGCTTTTGACCCAATACAAAAACAATTTAAAACTACCGGTATAAGATCAAAAGATAGTAATAAACAGGTATTCAATAATAAATTGTATACGAAAGAGATGAAAATTAAAGAGTTTAGTAATAGATTAGCATATAATAGAGATAAGTTATTAAAGAAAAACCCAAATAATGAAGACGCTAAAACGGCTGTAACTGAATTGACAAAATACTTAAAGTCTCTTGGTGCTGAACCAAAGGTTTCTCCTGAGCCACCAAAAGCAAGTAAAGTAAAAGAATCATTTAATTTTAATTCAGAATATTTTCTTACTTTTAATGAAATTACTGGTCAAGGTACACAATCTGGTACACAATCTCAACCAGTTGAGCCTAAAGGAACAGTAGAAGACGAATATAATGAATCTTTTGATAAAGTTCCTGATTTATATAAAGGTGGTATTACACAGAATGAGGTTGATAAGTTAAATAAACTAATGAGTGGTAAAGGAACTAAAGATATGGTTTTAGATCTTTCTAAAAATCCAGATCCTATTATTGCAATAATTAGAGTTTTTAGTAGAGCACATGATTTATATTATACTGATTACATTCCTTCTGGTAGAACTGGTGGTAAAGTTTCTAACAAAACAATGAGAGAATATACACCATTGGGTAAAAATGGTGGTGGTACTCCTGATGAACCTAAAGGACCATTTGCGGTTAAGTCAATTTTAAGTAAATGGACTGATGGTGTTATGCAGATTTTAGAAGACCAAAAATATAGAAAAATCTTAGCTAACATCAAATTTGTTGTGGCTGGGGCTGAAGATACTTTTAATAAAGAATCTGTTGTTTTAAAGTTATCGGATTTTAGATTGATTTTAGAAGGATCTGAGGATAAAGACTCTGATCCAACAGGTGAGGGTAAAAAGTCACAAGGTCAGATCTTATTTGATTTTATTAACTCAATGTTAGATAAAGAAACAATTGCTGATTTTGATACACAAAAGAGAAAATTACTAAGAAAGTATTTTGGTCAGTCAGTTCCTGAAGAGAAAATTGAATCTACCGCATCCACTAGAACAGTAAATAGACCAATAGGCAAAGATGATAAAGAAGCAAAAACTCTTATTTGGAAGAAATGTGAAGATACTAAATTTAAAACAGGATCATTTTATGCTATTCCGGTTAAAAAGTCTGGACCACAAAGAGATCATGAATTTATATTCTTACAAACAATTAGAATGGAAGGTGGTAGAATGTTAGTTAAGTTTACTTTTAATAGACCTTTAATTGTAAAAGAATATAAAGATGATAAATATCCTGGTTATACTATTCCTACTGATTGGACAATTCCTGTAGGTGGTACAAAAACTGTTTATTACGCTCTTATGCCCGATAAACTACCTGGTAGTGGTGGTAAATTAAAAATGGTTTATGCTAATGTTAATCAAGGTAATACTCCAGGGTGGGGTGGTGATGTATATTTTAGTGAGTTTGATGTTGATTGGACTAATAAACCAAATATAAATAATGTATCTACTGCTAAACTAGTACAAATAGATGAAAATAAGGTTGAGAAGAAAATAGAAAATGTAGACTTTGAAAAGAGGGTACTAAGTGAAAAGAATAAACACGATGATTCTTTATCTTTAAAATCATTAGCTGATAATACTAAAATACTAAAAGAAGAATTAAAAAAGAAAGCTGATTCTAACTTAACACCATAGGTATAATTAATATTTTACAACTTTATAAAAAACCAAGAAAATTCTTGGTTTTTTTATTTTAAATAAATTTTTATTTTTCAATGTTGATTTTTTTGATAATTTACAAGGTCAAGTTTTTATGCGTTTAAAAATTGAATATATACTATAATAACAAATTGAAATAATATGAGATACTCCGAACTAAAATTCAACGGAAAGGTTTACACAAACAGTTCTCAAATAAATGAAATCCTAGAAAAAGAAAAATTCTTTTGGTTAATTGACTCTGAAATTGAGAACGCTAACATTGAAATAAATCACAACACATTAATATGGCATGATGGTGATTACCTAACAGGTGATTGGTATTATGGTATTTTTAAAAATGGTAATTTTTACGGCATATGGGAAAATGGAATATTTGAAAACGGTAATTTTAAAGGTAAATGGCTAGACGGCGTTATTTCTTTGCAATGCCCGGCGAGCGCTTCATCAATAGAATTATCAATAATCTTTAATGATATAAAAAAATAAAGTAATGTATGAAAAAGAAAAAAATTGTTCTAGAGTCAAAAAGATCAAATGATGATTATGTAAATGAAATTGTCAGAATCAATAAATCTACTAATAATGAGTATTTTTTTGAAATTGGTACAGAAGTTACAGAAGATATTGCAGAAGCAATATCAATCTTAATGAGAAAAGTTGATTGGAATGACTCAATTTGGGAAAAAGATCTGAAAAATATAAATTTGGATTTAATAACACCTGAAAAATGTTTGTTTTGGTTAACAGGTGGGTATACCGAGTGGAGAACATTAGAACATTATAACAAACCTTGGTGTGATTGTTATTTAGATTTTCAGGAAGAATTTGGAATGTTAATAGTTAATATAATTAGAAAGGCGAAAAAATTTAAAGATATAAGAGATAATTTTAACAAATACTTGAATCTACCAATACTGTATAACTTTGCAGTAAGTAGAGATATGATAAGAAAATAAATTAAAAACCCATCACAAAATGATGGGTTTTCTTTTTAATATATACATTAATGAGAGCTTATTTTTTCGATATAGATAGTATTTTAACAGTTTATAATAAAGTTTGGATTGTGGATAAATCCAATCCTAATATACCTTTATTAAGAATTAATCAATCTGATTTTAATTTGATTAAATCTGGTGTCTATAAGAATCAAGGTAATAAAATAAACTTTGCGGGTAATTTCTATTGGGTACCAACTGATTTAATGAATGAGATTAAGATTAAATGTAAAAATAATAAATCTGATATTTCTAAATTGGCTTTTTCAATGCAAGAATTTATGAATAAAGAATTAATTGAAAATATTAATTATGATATTAATATTGAAAATATAATGCATGTTAAGAATTCAGACAATCACATATATTTAATTTGTTCTAAGAATACCAAAAGAAACTATGAATCTATAATAAAGAAGATAGAGGATAAATTAAAAGATAATGGATTAGTTATTAAAAACTATTACTTCATCTCTGAGACATTTTATAACAGAAATGAGGATAATATATCACATAAGAAAGTTAGACTCTTATTACAACACCTAATAGGATTAAAGACAGATGGTGATAAGTTTACATCAGAAGAAATAGAAGAGTATGATGAAGTTTGTTTCTATGATGATGAAATAGGTTCTATAAATTTAGCAAAGAAATCAAATGATGTTTTACAAATATTATTATCAAACACTGAATCTGATATAAAGACTAGAATAAAAGAAAATATTAAGTCTAAAGAACATATTTTATATGTTAATCTAGTTACACACAATAAGGTTAATAAATTTATTATGAATAAGGTAGTAATAGGTTGGAGTAATCTTATAAAAGCATTTGAAAGCTTTAATTGGAAGTTATAATTTTCTTTTTTACAAAAAAATTATTAATATATATAATATGATACACTTAAAATCATATTTGCCATTTTTGGAAGAAATTGAGATTATGGCAAATGATGCTCCAAATCTAAAAATTGCTAAAACAAGTTTAAATTCTGAAACAGATGAAATAGAAGAATTTGAATCTAAGTTAAAGACTGGTTTGGATAGACTTTATAAGGATATTAAAGATCCGGTTGAAAGAAATAAGAAGGTTGATGAATTATTAGGTGTTGAAAATGTAAATACGTATGCTAATGATTATAAAATGATTTTGAATGATATAGAAAGTGTAGAGAAAAAACAAAATTCAATATTAGGTGATGTGGCTGATATAAATGCTGATAAGAGTTTATTAGCATCATCATCAAATACTGAAGATAATAAAGATATAAAGGCTAGAATAAATCAGCAAATTGCTGATAGAAATAGGAAAAAGTCTGAAACAACATCTGAAATAAATAAACTAAAAACAGATATTGATAAAAGAAATTCAGATTTTAAACAAAAAATGGCAAAAAATATTAAAGATGTTGAAAATGATATAAAAACTTTATCTAAAGGTCAAAAATAGAAAAAATATGATTTTTGATATTTTATATATACTAAACAAAACAAAAATAAAAGAATAAATATGGCAATTCAAATTGGAAAATACAAAAGACCGGGTATCTTTATTGAAGAATTCGATAATTCTATCATAAGTTCGCCTACTGTAGAAGGACTAACTAACATGGTTATAGGAGTATCTAAGAAAGGTCCTGTTAACACACCTATATTATTGAAGAATGTTAATGATCTAGAATCAATCTTTGGTCAGTTAGACAGAAATTTAGAGAGAAAGGGTTCTTTCTTTCATAGAACTGTTGCTAAAATGTTAGAATCAACATCGGTTTATGCAGTTAACCTGTTATTGACAGATGATACATTGGACCAAATAGAATATAAATCTTTATCAGCTGCTTCTAACTACATGAATGATGTAGAAAGATTAGGAGCTTATAGAAGATTTTTTGATACTACCGGATTCTGGAAAAGAGACACTGAATCATTTATTAACTTAACTAAAAATAATGTTGGTTATGATGATAGAGTGATGAGTATTACTAACTTATCTGATAGATATACTACCGTATTTATTGTTAAGTCAAAACTTACAGGTTTTGATAGAACTTTAATTGAGTGGTATGGTTCTCAAGAGAAATTGCCTCCTTATGTTAATCCAACTGATTATGCATCTGACTATTTAGTTGATGTTGTTATTGTTGGTGGTGATTGGTCAAATTATCAAGATTTGGCTATAGACACTAGATGGGGTGCTTACTTTAACTCAGAAGGTCTAAGAAAAGAACAACTTAGTAATTTTGCCAATGACAGAAATGTTACCCTTTTATCTTATTATGAAGGGCTTTCTTTAATTCCATATTTTAGAGATTCTAATGGTAAAAATGTATTTATTGAAACTACAATCAATAGAGATACAGACAAAACTGGTATCTTTTGTGCATTCAATTCTGAATTACTTGAAGGCGATTATCCAAATGGATTAGTTGACCTTATCGGTAATGGTATTGTTGGTCAAGATGCAGTTGAAATTGATTATCTTTCTTATAAAGAAACAATCAGTCAATCAGTTGAGTATTCTAATGTTATATTAGATAGACCAAGTAACGTATTAGCGTTAAGTGGTTTATCTAGATTAGATGAACATTCTAGATATGATTCAAGTGTTAGTTCGACTCCTTTTACACCAACTACTACAGGACCTGTTCAAAATGGTAATAGAACTGGTTGGTTTTCAGAAGACTATATTTATAACTTAGCATTAAGCGCAACTCCTTCCTCAACTACTCAATCTATATTAGTATCATTTGATATAAATCTTATTAGTGATTCTGATGCTTATGCTGTTATTGGTGGTGAATATGTTCAACTTGCTGGTGTAGCTGGTGTAACATCATCTATTTTATCAACAACATTCAGTATATCGGGTACTAGTTATCCAAACTCAGGAACAATAGCTTCTTACACAGTTGCTTTCGTTGTTGATTCTACTGGTAGCTTATCAATGGTTGATAATGTTTTAACTCCTGATAATCCAATTGTTTCATCAAGTGATTTAGTTTTAGGTTATGTGGATTTTGATGTAACAAGTCAAATTATTGCGACAAGTAGTGTTATGTATAATCCAGTTTTTATTGATAATTCAGGATATGTCGATTTAGTTTTTGGAACAGCAAGTGATTATTTCATAGCTACACAAAGTACACCAGGTTCAATTAAAGTTGAATTTTTAAATACAGCTGCTAGTCCAAGTACTAAAAACTATGAACAATATAGAAAAATTAGAATGTTTAGTAAATTAACAGATGCTTTAGATGGTTCATCTAAGGATAAAATGACAATGGTTATTGATGCCGGTACAATGACTAAAAAACCATTATCTAATATGACTGTTAGTAATGTTGTTACAAGTTCGGCACTTAATAAATCATTTGTTATTAATACTGGATTAGATAATGTTGATATATTTGATGCTATTTCTTATGGATACTTATTATTCTATAATATTGATGATGAGTTTGTACTAAATGAATATCAAATAGAAACTAAAGATGAAGTTGCTTCACTTACAGGAACATCATCTACTGGTGTTGTTTCTAAATTCTCTAAATTATATACTGATTATTATGCTGGTAAAGTTAACACAGAGGATTACTTCTGGAGTAACTTAGTAGAAGATAAGTTGAAGTATAACACCACCGCTACTGGATATGGTTTACCTGATGTTATCTTTATCGCTGGTGAAGATTCACCTTCTATGACAGCTTCTGTAATTGGAAATGACTATATTGTCTTCTCTTGTACAGCTTCTGGATTTGGTAGTTCATTATTAGCTAATTTAGATATTAATGATATTATATCAATCCCATCATCTACAAGTAATAAAGGAACATTTACAATTAAATCTGGTGGTGGTTCTACTGCAATTGCTTTAGCTGTAACTTTGGGATATGGTGGTTCTGGTTACTGGGCTTTCAGAGTTAATGAGAATGTTTTAATTGAAAGTTTAGTTGATGTTCCAGTTATTTATAACTACATTACTAAGCATTACTTAAAAATGTACTTAGATGGTCTTAATAACTTAGATGTTAAGTTCACGGATTCTTTATTATCAAGCCTTGAACTAATTAATGTTAATACCAATCAAACAATTTATATTCAATCTTTAATTAGTAATTACAAACAATCAATTGAAATTGAAATACCTGCAGGTTATACTCAAGTACCAAACAAAATTCTTGTTAATGGTTCTAGATATACTGAGGTTAGAGCTGGTGATTTCTTAGAAGCTTATTATGATTCTGCTTTATTACAAGTTGGTCAAGTTCCTAAGAGATTAACAAGAATTTTAACAAAGAGACAATATCCAGCTGATACTTCATTAGTTGAAATTACTTGTGATACTAGAATTGCTACTTATAACTTTAGTGGTGACTACCAAACATTTAGATATACTTCAATTGAAGATTATGTGTCTACTTATAAGGCTTTATCACTTAAAGGATTCAGAGTAAGACAAGACTCTTTACCTGATGGTACAGAAGCTAAGCAAAATGCTATATTAAACTTGTTAGCTAAAGGAACACCATTGTTCAAGGCAGCTACAAATAAAGAAGCAATTGACTTTAGATATTTAATAGATTCATTTGGATTAGGTTTAACTGAAAGATCTAAACAACAATTAGTTGATATTTGTGGTGATAGATTAGACGCATTTGGTTTCATCAATATGCCTTCAATGAGATCATTCAAAAACTCAAGCTCTCCAACATTTGTTAATACAGAAGGAGTTCTTCAGTTAGAATATGTTTCTAAAGGTGGTGATCCTGAATCAAGTCCAGCTTTCCTTTACTCATTTGGTGATGGTGCTGGTACAACTTGTGTAGGTTACTTCTTACCTTATATGACTGTTAGTGATAATGGTAGACCAGTTGAAGTTCCGCCAGCTATGTTCGCGGCTACAACTTATATGAGAAAGCACTTATCTAATATCTCAGCAATAACTCCTTGGACTATCGCTGCTGGTGTTACTAATGGTAAAATCACTAATATCGCCGGTCTTGAAATGGATTTCACACCATCTGATATTGAGTTCTTAAATCAAGCTCAAATGAACCCAATTGTGTTCAAGAGAAATAGAGGTTATGTTATTGAGACTGAAAATACAGCTCAAACACTTTATAAATCAGCTCTTTCTTACATTCATGTTAGAGAAGTGTTAATTGAACTTGAAAGAGAATTATCAAGAATGTTATTAGACTACCAATGGAAATTTAATACAGCTGATGTTAGAGCAGAAATTAAACTTAGAGCAGATGTTATCTGTGAAACTTATGTAAGTAGAAATGGTTTATACAACTACTTCAATAAAATTGATGAAGAAAACAACACTCCTGATGTTATTGATAATCAAATTGGTGTGCTGGATACATATGTTGAACCCATAAAAGGAATGGGTATCATTGTAAATAATATTACAATACTCAGAACCGGAGCAATCTCAGCAGGTGGATTTATAAATGGATAATAATTAAATACTTAAAAAAAACCAGATAGAAATATCTGGTTTTTTTGTTTTTAAACTTTTAGTAATATTATACTATAATGGAGAGAGCATACCGCTTAATATATAAAAAAAATAATAATTCTATGAGTGATAATAATAAAAAAGATATGTCAGAAGAAGAATATCTAAGAAAACATTTAGAAAGTGTTGATAATCAGCAATCTAATTCAGATATACCATTTGTTAAACCTACTGTAGAGACAGCCAAATCAACTGACTTACACTATTTTAACTTTGATATAAAAGAAATGCCTTGTGGTAAATATTATCCGACCGGTACTGTTGTTATGGTTAGACCAGCTATGGTTAAAGAAATTCAATCATATTCAATGGTTGATGATAATAACTTTTATGATATTGTTGAGAAAATGAATGATATGTTACAATCTTGTGTTAGATTAAAATATCCTGATGGTAAGGTTACTTCATTTTTAGAAATTAAAGATCAAGACCGTTTATTTTTAATCTTTATGATTAGAGAATTAACATTTCAACAAGGTAATTCATTAGCTGTTAATGCTAGATGTTCTTGTGGTAATGATATGCAAATTGAAATGAAAAGAGATAATTTTATATTTCATGAATTTGATGAAAAATTAGAAAGATTTTTTGACCCTTCAACAAAATCATTTAAATTCAAAGTTCAAAATGGTAAAGATTATGAAATCTCACCACCTTGTATTGGTATTCAAAAATCATTTACTGATTATATCATTAAAGAAAATAATGAAAAAAGAACACCTAATTTGGCTTTCCTAAAAATTATTCCTTTTATGTTGAATGGTAGGTCTTCTATTACAATTGATGGTATTAAAGCTAAACTTCAAGAATTTGAAAGAATAGATGATATTTCTTTTCAATTTCTTAACGCAGCTGTTGGTAAAATGACATTTGGATTAAAAGAATTAAAAAAGACTTGTAGCTGTGGTTTGGAGGTCCGCAGCGAAATGACATTTCCCAACGGAGCGTCAGGTATTTTCGTTATTCATGATGCCTTTGAAGCATATATTAAAGAATAAGTTACTATTACAAAAG